GGGAACACCTCTCCCATGCGACGACAGCCGGTGGGTGCTGGACCCGAGCCGGGAGGTCCGCCGGTAGCAAATCCAATTAGTCCACCCCTGCCTCCGACTGGACCCCAGGCCAGGCGGGAAGCAGATGTGTTTCGGTTTACGCCTTAACTGCCGATATAAGTGAAATAGCTGATGCCACCTTTTCAGGATCCATGGGATCAATTCGGTACAACTACCGGGCCAATCATACCGATCCCGGGTGGTGAGGTTGAAGAGGATCCCGAGCGGGGTGTCCTGGGGTCGCTTGCCCATGCAGCAGGTGCGGGGGCAATCCAGACCGCTACCCAGACAGCTGGGGATGTTCTCGGTGCCCTCACAGCCGAGGCTCCCCGAGATCGCTGGTCCAGTGACGACGATGCCGAATGGGATCAGTTTGGCACTACCCTTCACGGGGTTACCGAGAGTGAGGCTGCCAAGCGAGTCTCTACCGCCGTTGTGAAGGAACTGCCGGATGACCTTGAGACTTACAATGGGTGGTTTGATTCTGATGATGCTGAACGGCACAATACCGGGCTGGGAAGCCGGCTGACGCATGAGATATGGGAAAGGAACTTCAAGGGTAATAAGCTCATCGATATCGGCGCGGCCCCGGCAGACCGCCGAAGTGATCCCGATGTATGGCTTGATGAAGTGGTTGAGCAGTCTCGGGCCAATTGGGAAAAGAACTTCCCCGATACCCCCTGGACTGACGGTGCCGCCCAGAAGGTGCGCAGTAAGGTAAAAAATGCTGCCTTGGCTAAGAACTTCCTGGTTTCCGGTGAGGGCTATTCACGCGGTTACCATGCCGGATTCTGGCAGATGCCGATCGAGAACATGGAAAAGCTCGCCTTGGAGATGCATGACCAGGCGGAGACAACCGGTACCCTCAAGCGTGGTGTTGCCGGCAAGATTCACCAGCGAGTCATGCGTGGTATTGAGAGTCTCGTAGAGGCGGGTGAGTACCATTCAGATGTATCCCTTGATGCATACCGGAAGCAGAGTGATCCCGAGCGCAAGCATCGTCGGGAACTGATCCGTTCAATGGAGATGATACGGCGTGGAGTGGATCCAGCGGCCAGTGAGAACATGGCCTTCCGAGGTCTTCTGGGCGCTGCCGAGATGGCCCCAGCAATGCTTGCTGGGGGTGCCATGGGTAAAATTGTTGGGGGCACCGTAGCTGCTGCAGCGGGAAGCCGAGTTGGACAAGCCATGGGTCTGACGGGATTACTGGAGACTTATGCTGCCCGCTACGTTCCCGGTGGATTAGTGCCAGGTGCTGCAGAGGCGCTGGGTGGGACAGCCGGTGGCCTTGCCGGAGGAACACTCTTCTGGGGGAGTATTGAGAGTGTTGATATTGGTGAGTCCATACGTGCAAACGGTGGATCTGATGAGCTGGCTAACACGATGGCTGCAACTGGCGGTCTTCTCATTGGTGCTATGGAGTATTTCCAGTATCTGCTCCTGGGAGGGTTATACAAGGGCGGCAAGGAGGCCATGATGCCCGCCAGGGATGCTGTGCGGAAAACAGTTACAAACTATGCGAAAGGATTGACAGGACTTTACGCGGCAGAAGTTACAACGGAGATGGCCCAGGCGGTAACTGCCCTTGGGTCACGGGCGTTGGCAGTTCATATCGGTCATCTAAAGGGTCTTGAGTGGCCGGAAGAATTTGAGGCTCTTGCAGAGGAGCTGCGAGAAGTGGCTCTTGCGATGCCCTGGATAATGGGGCCGGGAGCTGTTCGCAAGTACCAACGTCACAACGTCTTTAACAGGAAGCTGACGGAACGGGAGTTAGCGGGCAAGCAGAAGGCACAGGAAATCCAAGCGCTGAAGGATCGCGCTGAGAAGGCCCGCCTAGACGGTGAACAGGCCAGGCGTGAGTCTTCGGAGCGTGGGGCTGCCGAGGAGACTGAGCGTGTAATACAGGAGGAAGAGGCCCGGGCAAGAGAAGATGAGGATATGCAGCTTGCCATAGCTGCTGATGAACAGACTCGACTGCTGGGTATGGGTTACGGCATGGCAGCCGAGACAGCGGCTGCCGAGAAGGAAGCCAAGAGGCTGGAGTGGAATGAGAGGAAGGCTGAACTGGAGCGTGGGGAGCAGCACCAGGCGATGCTGGAGAGGGAGCGGCAGGGCCGGGAAGCGGAAGCAAAGGCAGTCGATAAGGACGTTGAGATCGCTGCTGGCCAGGTGGCCGAGCAGGTGATTACGGGGATGCAGGAGGATCCAGACTTCCATGATGCTGTCACAGCCTTCATGGAAGCGGAGCCATCCCGCAAGGCGGCACAGGCGGTAGTTATTCCCGATAATCTCAAGGAGCAGCTTGGCGATACTCTCCTGGACTCCCTTCGCTCCCGCGAGGCGAGGCAGCATTTCATTGACCAGTTCAAACGTCAGCGTTTGGTGAGTGAGGAGCGGCCATCCCCGTCACTGGCAGATGTTCAGGATGGTGACACCATCCACTTCAAGAATGCCAAGGGTGATCTGGAAACTGGCACGGTGCTGGAACGCGGTCCTGGTCGGGCGTGGCTTGTCAAGACTGCAGCTAACCCAGATGGCCAGATCATCTTTCACAAGGATATTACGATACGTCGTGGTCGTCCTGGTGAGGCGGTTGAGATCCCCGAGGTTCCCCGCCCGACTGAGGTGGAAGTCGAGGCACCACGGCCAGGTGAGGCGGTCGAGCCACGTCCTGTAGAAGTCTCGGAAGCGGATCTGGAGCTGTATCGAGAATCCGCAGCAAGGCACTTTGAAGAAATGGTGTCGGGTACGGGTCGCGTGGTGGCGAATCTGGAAGATGCAGTCGCTATGGCATCCGAATTGAGGAGTCGGGCCGGCAAAAACGCGGGAGATGCTTACGAGCAGGAATTCCGAAGGCTGTGGGAGCAGCAGGCTGGAGTCACTCCCGGAGCTGAAGCAGTACAACCAGCTCCTCTTGTTGAGGCAAAGCGGCAAGTCCAGGTCCAGCGGGTGATCGACGCAGGTAAGAAGGTAAGGAAAGCGAAGGCAAGACACTTGGAGACGGGTGACAAGATTGCCATGGATGCAGCGGGAGCGGAGATGACCTCTGCCCTCGGGGAGGAGAATCTAAAGGAATTCAAGAAGCTTACCATCTGGGAAAAGCTTGAGGTCTTGCCGAGTGCCACACTGGAAAAGACGGAAGAGGCTTTCCGGAAAAAGCAAAGGCTGTTTCATCCCGATGTGCACGCCGAGGAGGATAACGATCTGGCTAATGCATGGATGAAGGTGTTGAACCTCGCCGTGGACTACGCCCGGACCATCAAGGAATTTGAGCGTAAGATTAACACACTCAGGGAAGAGTTTGGTGACTCAGTGGAGTTCGCTGTTGAGGCACTGGAAACTGTAAGAGCCGTTCCTGACGGTGAGATAAACGCCCTCCTTCATCACATGGGAATCAGGGGGAAAAACAATAAGAAGAGGAGTTCTAAGAATAGAGCAGTCGTTGATGTATTGAGGACTGAAGGGCTGGAGGCCCGGCGTGCTGCGGCGGAAGCTAAGTTACGGGAAAAGTACGGTGATGTTGCGGGGGTGCAGAAGGAGCCGGCCCAGCCGGCCCAGCCGGCAGAGGCGGAAGCTCCCACCGTGGAGCAGTTGCAGAAGCGTGGCGTACCCAAGTCGGAAGCAAAGCGAATCGTGGAACAACAGGCTGTGCCGGAAGTGGAAGCGGAAGCTGCAGAGGTTGAGGCACCGCCCACAGAGGCGGTGCCGGAAGTAGCCCCCGCTGCGGAGGGTGAAGTCACAGTGTTTGACGTGAGCGTGGAAGGCACCCCACTCCGCTATAAAGACTGGCTGATTTACAAGCCCACCGGCCAGCGTTTCCAGGTAGGCCATGCTTGGCAAGATACTGGGCAGACCAGCAAGGAAGGGAAGATTATACCATCTATAGAACCGGGTGCCGCACGACTCCCTAGTGAGATTACAACGTATGAAGTCGAGCGAACGACAGACCCGAAAGAGACTGCTGCCCCCACCCCCACCCCCGCTGCGGAGGAAGGTGTGGGCGAGTATCAAGAAGAGCATCAGGAGGAGCTTGTCCATTCAAGGAAGGAGTGGAAGGTTAATGCTTTCAGGTATGTTCTTGAGGGAACTGGAGATGTACTCAGAGAGTCTGATAAGTGGGAAGGCACGCCGATAGGTTTCCGGGGGCCTGCTCTTGGGTACATAGATGGGAAACTGAGAAGGCTTGAGACTTTCATAGCGGCTGAGGAAAGTGGGCCGCACCCAGATGACAGCTATGAAAAGGCTGCTCGGGTAGATAAAGAAACGCTCTTGCGATTCAGGGAAATGTGGGAGAACCAGCCCACGGAAACCAAGCTCCAGGAGCTTGCGGTAGAACTCAATATCGCAGTCATAGACGGTGACTTCTCCAAGGCGACTGACCTCATAGCTCAGATCCGCGAAGAAGGGCAACGTCTTATAGATGAAGGAGAGACTAGGAGGAAAGACCCCACCCCCACCCCCGCTGCGGTTACCCCGGCTGCTGCTGCGGTCAGCATGGAGCCTGTCGCGGCAGATGAGCAGGTTAAGAGGAACGCTGAACGACGCAAGGTGAGGCGACAGTTCGCCCTTGAGGGGGACAGGGCAGTAAAGAATGCAGAGGCGCTCAGGGAGAGAGCAGAGGATCCACAGGAGCTGGAGAGGATGATCAGGGAGGGGATAGAACTCCTTGAGGATGATAACCCGGGCATTATCGAGGAGCTGGATGACGGTCTGTTTGATCCGGCAAACAACCGCATCATCTCACCCGATGGTACGATTGCCGTCGTCTTTGAGAACGACGGCAATATCAACGGCAACTTCGCCGTTGAGACTTACGCTCCCAACGAGACAAGTAACCAGGGACTCAGTCCCAGGACACTGTTCATGACTCATGCTGCCAACATGAGTGAAGCGGATTACAACGATCGGGTTCTGGCAGGTCGCAAAAATGAACTCCCCAGTCACCGTGAGGTGGTTGAGTGGCTTGTCCGAAACGACATGTCCGACAAGGTGAGTCAAGCGGCACGGGAGTCGCATCCCGACTTGGCATACGCACCTCCCAAGTATGCCGGTATCCCGAATGAAGTATTCAGTCTCGAGACAATGGCCGGGGAAGTGAAGAAGGGTGTTACCTGGGGCGCTCAGAAGGTGAAGGACTTCTATACCAAGTACTTTACATGGCCTGCCCGAATGGGGAAGACTGCTAAACTCGCACAGGACCAGGAGAAACAGCGAGTTGCCAGTGAACTGAATGAGGCCAGAAACCTCTACGATGATCTCGGGAGAGAGGTTAAGCAGGAGTATGGGGTTGCACTTGATAGTGAGAAAATGGATCAGGGTGTTAAGGAGCAGCTCACGGAGGCTCTCAGTGACCCTGTAGTGCGAGCCGGTTTACCTACCAAGGTGGGTGAAGCACTGTCAGCCATGCGTGATCACATCATGGCACTGAGTCATCGCCTGATAGAATCAGGTCGACTGACCGAGGGCATGGAGCTGATCTTTGATGAGAACATGGAAGCCTACCTGCATCGATCTTACCGGGGAATTGAGGATCCCAATTGGGCTACGGAGGTCCGCGAGAATAGGCCCGAACTTGTTGAAAACGCCAAGGATCTTATGCAGGAACAGAATCACCAGGGCCAGCGGAAGTCCATGATCGGAAAGATCATACATGATATCAAACGTCTGGGCCGAAAGGGTCGTAAGGCCACGGTAAATGCAATTGATGCTGACCTGCTTACCAATGAGGAGATTGCCAGCATAAAAGAAGCACAGAAGTGGAAGCCGACTGAAGAACAGCGGAAGAAGATGACAAGGAGGCAGATCAAGGATGAGCGTGCTTCCCGGGTCGATGCGGCAGTCGCACAGGTGATGGCTCGCGTAAAGCCACAGGTGGAGCAGATCATTGCAGACAATCAGACAGACCTCTCAGACGATGTCCTTGAGGGTCGCGTGGAAGCCCTCCTTTACCGGCTCAAGGGGATGGGGAAATACCCTGGCACCAACCAGGGCAGTGTGCGTGCCAATGAGGGGATCCTGAAGCTCCGTAAGGATATTGACAAGGCGATCCTGGAACTTTACGGGGAGTATACGGATGTTGGTCTTGTCTATGCCCGCAGCGTACACAAGATGGCAAACCTCCTGGCGAAGGATAAGTTCCAGAAAGACCTTGCAGCGATCATGCCGGAAGACATGCTTAGTGACAAGGCAGACCGCGTGGAGACTCCTATTGGTCCTTTGAAGGGCAGTGAGTGGGGTGCCATGGAGGGGTTGTATGCAAGCCCTCACCTCATAACAGCTATTGAGGAATCTTTTGGTCGGGGCGCAGAGTTCGGCTGGCTGGCTCGCCATTACTTTAAAGCGGTGTCCGGGGCCAAGGCTGCCAAGACAATTTACTCAGTGGTAACAACCATACGCAACCTGGTGTCCAATGGTACGTTCGCTTTCATACACGGCCACTTCCGCATTAACAACTGGAGAACGGCATTCAAGTATGGCTGGTATCACATGGCACCTGACGTTGCCCCGGGGATGTACAACCGCAAGAAGCCCGACCACCAGGTGATCCGCGACTTTGTGAATAACATGGTCGCCAGGGGTGTTCTTGAAAACAGCCTCGCCAAGGAGATGACCTCGGTTATCGAGGAAGCCTGGGCGATGGACTTCAATGAGTACGCCCTTGCGGATGGTGCTTCCCGGGAGAACCTTGCCCGCAAGATACAAAGGAAACTCGGCAGGAGGGGAAGGAAGATTCACGCCGGTGCTGCAGCGATCTACCAGGCAATGGACGAGATTCCCAAGATGGTCGGGTTCATGGGTAATGTGCAGCTTCTCAAGGAAGCCTATCCCGAGATGAGCCAGGAGGAGATTGAGGACCAGGCTGCCGAGCGGGTAAAGAACCAGTATCCGACATGGTCCAGGGTAAGTTCCGCTGTACAGTCTCTCAGGCGATGGTCCTTCCACTCCACTTTCCCCACATTTGTCTCGGAGCTGTACCGTACCACGTACCACACGTTCCGGCAGGCGAAGGAGGATATCCAGAGTGGTAACCCACGTCTGCGGAAGCACGGCTATGCAACGCTGATACGATTTGCCGGAGCATCCTACGGAGCCAAGGTAGCATTCGGCGTGATGAGTACGATGCTTGGTGTTGATGATGAGGAGCGGGAGGCACTCGATCGTCACCAGCCGCCATGGTCACGCCACTCCACCAATGTTTACTGGAAAGACAAGGACGGCAATGCGAGGAGCATTGACATGTCCCACAACCTGCCTCACATGATGCTTCTTGACCCTCTCAATGCCCTCTTTGAGAGTGATGTGAGCATGTGGGACAGGTTCACAAATGCAGCTGCGGAAGTAGCAGAACCGTTTACCAGCGAGGAAATGGTTGCAAGCAAGATAATTGACCTTGCCCGTGGTAAAAAACTGATGGGTGGGGAAATCTTCAACCCGGAAGATACGGACGGTGAGAAGACCTGGGCAATGGTCAAGCACCTGTGGCAGCCGTGGGAACCAGGTACGGTGTCGACTGGAGTCCGCATCTGGAAGGGGATCATCAACTACGAGGAGAAGAGTGGTCGGGTATACAGTGCCCCACTGGAGCTGCTTGCTGGCCTGGGGCTGCGGGTAAATGTTATGAACCCGAGGATCAGCCTCAGGTATAAGTCCATAAACTTTAACCGCAGGATCCGCGATGCCAACCGCCGCGTGAGTTCGGTAGCCTACTCGGGTCAGACCGGGAGTTCCGGGAGGCTGGAAGGCAGGCTGGAGACATCGGACAAGGCACGTCGGCACATCTACCATGAAATGCACAAGGATCTCAAAGCAGCTTATGTGCTGGGCCTGAGCGAGGGAGATGTCTATCGCATAATGAGGGATAACGGGGTCAGTGATGCCAATGCCAGGCTGATCCTCCGGGACAGCTACGCACCGCAGAGATTCCAGAATTCCCAGCTTCGGAATATCTACGAGAGTAATGAGGGGAAGGATAAGTTGGACGTTATTAGAAAGTGGCAACAAGGTTTACGGGAGTAACAAGATGATTGCGCACCTGAAAGAAGTAGTTACGGATTTCCTCTCGAGTGCCAAGAGCAAGCGTGTGCTCGTGGCGACACTGACGGCGTTCATCATTGCCGGCGGGAGAGAATGGTTTGGCGTGGACGATGAAACCACGACCAAGCTGGCAGCTCTTGCCGCTGCCTTGATCCTGGGAGATAGTTTGCGTCCTGTATCGAGGGTTACCAATGGCGAAGAATAAAAAGAAGAAGGACAAGGTCGAGAAGGTCGATGTCAAGATCGACAAGCGTTCGGCCAAGGCTACCTCCAAGTCACTGATCCTGGAAAGTAAAGCAACCTTGGCCCTCGCTAAGGCCCAGAAGCGCAAGTGGTTGGTGATCCTGATCATCGTAGCGATCGGAGCCTACTACGCTATCAAGTCCGGCGGTATCAACGTTGGTGGAATAATTGACAAGGTGAAAGGGTTCATGCCATGAGGATGAGATTCATTAAGGGTGGTGAGCGGAAGAGGCTGATGGTCAGGGGACCAGTCAGTGACGATACGCTCAAGATCTGGGACAGTATCGTCAAGATGGGCTATGAGCCAGTCGGCTTGCTGCGGTTCATCATGCACATCCTCTTCCCCACGTCCAAGAGGTGGAGTGATGACGACACAACAGTGGATTGAAACAGTACGGTCACTCGGGCTACCCACGGTATTCACCTTTGTCCTGCTCTGGATCATCTGGCGTGCACTCAAGGCAGTTGCACCCCTGTTTGAGGGTGCTTACAAGAAGCATGTTGAACTGGTAGACGACCTGAAAGGCTCTGTGAGCAAGCAGACTGAACTGCTGACCGTGATCCATGAGGAGAGCCAGGGGAACAACGCGGCCCTCTACCATGCAGCTGACGCACTGGAGGAGATCGCACCCAAGGCCAGGAAGGATGCTGTGGAACGCCATACCAGCAAGATGCGTGCAAAGCTGATCAAGAAGTAACTTCGCGGGGAAGCGACTTGAAAACAATCAAAGAGCGTGTTGCCGACGCGCTGCGCAAGCACCCCCATCTCCTCGATCATCCTCAGATCAACGTCCAGCTCTCCAAGCTCAGGGAGTTGAGGGATCTTGATGCCGAGCAGGTCCGCAGGGCCAGGAGGACAGGGAAGAGCACACTGATGGCACGTCAGTGGCGGACCAAGAACCCCTCTCGCTATCTCTACAACCAGGCGAAGCACCGGTCGAGGAAGCGGAACATCTTCTTTGACATTACCCCCGAGGATATTGTTATCCCCGAGTACTGCCCTGTGCTGGGAATCCCACTGATGATGGGTAAGGGGATCAAGGGTGGCCCCACTCGCAACTCCCCGTCGATTGACAGGATCGATCCGAAGAAGGGGTACACGCCTGACAACATCCGGGTGATCAGCTGGCGAGCGAACAGCCTGAAGAGTGATGCCTCACTCAAGGAGCTTCAGGTTCTGGTGGAGGATCTTTCCCGGCTATCTCAAGCCGGGAAAGATCAAGAACCTCGGAAACGTCGTTCTTGAATGGTACAACGCGAACGTGTTGTGCATTGGTCACGTAGCACATCTGGGAGTAGTTATCACCATACCGCTTGTCGTGGATCCGGCGCTTCACCCACTTGCCGGAGTCACTGGACAAGATGATAGCAGCATGGCTGGCATCGTCATCCAGGTGGATGTAAGCGAACGGCGGGTTGTGATTGAATGAGTGTACGGCACAGACGATCAGCTCCCCTCCCGGGATATCTTTCCTGGAGGTGAACGAGACGTTGTGCCTCTGCTTGACCTCGATACGGAGCGAGATCTCCAGGTCACCACTATCCGCGTACTCTTTGTGCAGGGAAGCGTCAGGCGCTATCCGGGTTGCTGTCACTCTCACTGTCCACCCCTTCTTCCATAACCACCTCGCTACTTTCCAGACGAGGTTCTGTGACTTCAATAGATGATCTATGAACTTCTGGTGATTGCTCATCCTTGGCAAAGACCTCAACAAATACAGGAGTGTTTTCTCCAACCCATGCACCGATGGTATTGAAGGTGAAGTACTCGAGTGCGTCGGTATAGGACATCTCACCGTGCTGGGGACTCATGAGGATCTCGATACACTTGTCCCAGTCGTAGGCTACCGCGACATTGCTGAAACGATGTGCGATCCCGATGATCGCATCATCAAACCCGTCCGCTGTCAGTGCATCCGGGTTTGCCATCGCTATCTTCTCTTGCCGATCGATCGGTATGCTCATATTCAATCTCCTCGCTTGAAAGGTTAGTACCGGAACACTGGCAGCAGATTGCTGCAGGCATCTGCTTCCAGCTGTATCCGCATTCCGTGCATCGGTAGATTATCAAAACTGCTCTCCCTTGAGTACTCTCCTGGCCAGATCGGGTAGGTCCACCAGGGCGACCACCGCCACCCAGATGCTGTTGTTCCTACGATGCAGTACAACTGGAATATCGTCGTCAGAGGCATCATCTGATGCTTGCTGGAGCGCAGGATAGAGGCTGAACCGTTCCACCCGCTTCACTTCCCAGTGGATGCCATCGATGCTGGTCAGCAGGTCCGCATCCCCTGCCTCCCCGCAGTACTGCTGACTCCTGCGTGCCTCACAGCCGAGGACATCGGCCAGCTTGGCAGCGGCCTCACGTTCTCCTCGCTTGCCCTTGTCGCGTGATCTCTTACCCATTCCGGCCCCCTGGTTGGTTCATAACCCTCCGCTCCCATCCTACGACTTCCACGTTCATTGGTATCTGGTAAGGCGGGAAGTACATGTGAGCACCACGCCTCTTCTTCTCCACGAGGGTCCACCCCTCTCGCAGTTCTCCAGTCAGGCGTTCAATGCGAGCAGCCATGATGGCCTGAGCCTCAAGGTCCGTGTTGCAGTTACTTGCAGCCCAGCTTTCCATGTCTTTGTAGTCAGACTTTTTCTTGCTTACCAATGGAATTTCTGCATTGAGGAATTGAACCGGACCTTTACGACTGGGATCCTGACTGGGCCATTCCTGCGCTTGACGATATGCAACTCATAGTCATCCCTGTCCCTGTCACCGGTTCGGCCCCACCAGTGGCCGAACGCGATCAGGTCTGCATCCTGTTCCAGCTGCCCGGACTCCCTGAGATCACTTGGCTGGAACTCGGGTTCATCTCTCTGCTCCACGGCACGGCTGACCTGACACAGTGCGAGGATGCCCACGTCGTTGTCCCTGGCGGCTCCCTTGATACGTTGCGAGATCTCGGTAACTACCTCGTACCTGCCTGACGCAGTGCTGCAGCGGAGCAGCTGGAGGTAGTCAACGGCAACCAGCTGCACGCCATTAGCTGCGTGCAGCTTGATCTTCTCCTCGACCTCATCAATTGTACCTACTGGCTCAAAAAGAGGGGGGCTGCAGTCGGAGTAGTAGTCCTTGATCTTCTCGGTAATCTCCTCTCGCTTGGAGAGCCAGTCCTCTTCCTCCCCACCGACCAGGGACATGACCATTCGCCTACCGATCTCGTATCCGCTCATCTCAGCATTGAGCATCAGGCAGCTGACTCCAGAGCGTGCCTGGAAGTCCAGCCACTGCAGGGCCAGTGCACTCTTACAATGCCCAGGCCGTGCTGCAAGGATACCGACCTCCCCGGGTGCGATGCCGTCGATCGAGTAGTCAAGCGGCACAATGCCGCTGGAGAAGTGGTGGGTATTCCCCAGCCGGGAGATGAAGAACTGGGCACAGCCTGCAATGGTGTTCACCGGCTTGGCGGCAGGCTGCTTGGTCAGGCGGGTATGGACTGAGTCGTATGCCTTATCGATGGTCAGGCTATGCCAATGGGGTGCCTTATCGTAGTCATTCAGTTCACACCAGCGGGTGAGGGCTGCTCGGATATCCTCGGTGGGGACATGTTGATAGACCAGCTCACAGCAGATGGCAAAGGCGATCACACTTCTGCTAGTATCCCCTTTGAGTCCATCGGTATCCCCCCGCCAGCGCCGTGTGAGCAGGCTATTTGGTATCGAGAGCAGGCGATTGATGCGTTCAGAGAGTTCGCCGCCTTCAACGGGCGGCGAACTTATGTTCACACTCAGGGAGATGCAGATATCATCAAACTCATCCACCTGGGTGCGAGGGATGGACTCGAGGGTCACCTCTTCCCAGTTCTCATGGGGATCCACAAACCTGCTCTTATTCCAGAGTGGCAGGCGAACGAGGTTCCCGAGTCCCTTGCCACGCAGCTGGTCCTGCCGGGGATAGATCTCCCGAGGTTCATAACTGATGCGGTTCCCTGCTGCTATCCAGAACCTTCTCACCTTCCAGGCGGGCACTGGCTGGGAGAAGAACAGCCAGAGGTGTGCACCCTTGCCGGATGCCGATACCTCCATGACGGGTTGCAGGTCCATCTGCTGGAGCAGGTCATAGAAGCGATCCGCTTTCCCCTGCCATTCAGGATCCGGCTGGTCGTCATGGTTATCAAAGTCCACGCACGAGCAGGTGACGGTATTGTCTGGTCGCATGAGGTAGAAGCCGTAGCATGTGAGGCCCGCCACATGCTCCTCGGCAAACTCCTGCTGCGTGAGCGGGCCACGCTCGACCGGTCGGAAGTTACTTCCGGCAGGCTGCATCGCCAGCACGTCTTCCCGACCAGTGAAGTTCTCGAGGATCGCGTTATACATCAACTTCCGTACCACTGGTAGTTCTCGATCATCATGCGGAGATAAGCCTGGGCCTTCTTCAGATCCTCGATACCGTTCTTATGCCGGTGCCGGCAGACGTACTTGACCACGTTCCCCTCGCAGAAGTCGAGGCCCAGAGCCACGATCGTAGGGGTCACCTCCACCTTACCCTGCAGGTAGTGAGCAGGCTTGTTGATTGGATCATTCCCATCACCCCAGTCACGCATCCTCTTCCTCCTCGCGTGGCGGGGGGTAGCTGTGCTCAATGGAGGACTCCTCGTTCTCCCGCTCCCGTACCGTCTCGACCGTGTTCTCCCAGTCTGACATGCGTGGATCGTACATGACGTGCTCCATCAAAATGAAAAGGAGGGGCGTACCGTTGCTCCTGTGCGCGGGACACGCCCCTCCAGGCGGCAAAGCTTAGAACTGGTTGTTACCAGAGTCAGAGGTGACCGGGGAAGTTGTATCACCTCCCGAGGATTTGAACTTGTCGCCAAAGAGGGCGTCAAGTTCCATCACCCTGGAACCATCCAGCTTCTTCTTCGCCGGAGACTTGCTTGCTCGAGGTGTGGAGATGCTCCACTTCTCAAAGTCCCCATCCATGCGAGCGTAGAACTCGCATTCCGTGCCACGCATATCGCAGCAGTTAGGATTCTCCAGATCAATTGCACTTGGCGGACCGGAGAAGCCGATGTGCGAGAGAGCCTCGCTTACCCAGCTGGCTGCCTTCTCGGTGAGAGGCATCCAGCAGGTTCGGAAGTTGGTCCCCTCGACAGGGTCGCGAGTTCCATCTTCCTTACACTCGAGAAGCACCGCGAACTTGAGAAATACCTGTGGGGTATTATTCTTGTTCTCGGTGAGTCCCTGATCTTCAATTCTGCAGATAAAGTTACCTTGCATTACTTATTCCCCTTGTTTGCTAAGGCGTTAATGAAATTGGTCCATCCCTCGGCGGGACTGGATCCAAGCGAAAAAGTTTCCGGCAAGCCGTGCCGGTTTTTGGCATCCCAAGATGCCCGTCTCTCACAGTGAGCGATACGTTGGGTACCGCCCTTTGCTTTCTTCTTTCCACCATCGTCAGTGATCACGGTCACCCAGTCTAGGAACAGGATAATATCCGACCAGCGGTGCAACAATCCCCATTGATGACGGTGAATGTCAGGTTGGAAGCGATCGTAGTCATCCGCTGACGGGTTCTTGAACGTCGTTACCTTGGCGTGTGCCAGGAGGATGATCCCCATCTGCTTTTGCTCGCGCAGCACGTCCAGGCGGTTAAGCATCGCCTCCCAGTAACTGGAGGATACGGAGTAACCCTGGTGGAAGGATGCGAAACCATCTTTCCCCCACTTACCGCCGAACTCCGTCTCGCAGACATGCTCGTACAGCAGCTGCTCAAATCCGTTGGCAGCATCCAGCACGAGCGTCTTGTACTCGTGGTTGCTGCTGATCAACTGCTCGATGATCGCCAGGAAGTCAGTCCATGACTCGATCTGCGGCAGATGCGGTACTTCCCCCAGCTGCCCGGAGTCGATCAGGGTTTCCAGGCCCGTCTCTCCCCTGCTCATCAGGAACAGGGGGTTACTGGCCCCTACCGGGAAGCTGGTCTTGCCGACTCCCTCCACTCCATAGACGACCATGCGGGAGGGTAGATTCCTTCCCGTCATCTTCACGCTGTTGAGCAGGTTAGTCACTTCTTCTCGGGTGACTCCCTTGCTCTCGGTTGCACTACTCATCTTCCTTCTCCTTGCTGCTATCGGTCATCCACCAGGCCTCAAGAGCCTGGTGGATTGCCGAACCAAAAGTGAGGGCAGGGGATGACGCTTCATCCCGCTTGATACCCTCGACGTATCGCCAGTAGTATTTTCTTCGGCACAGCTGGAAGCAGCTGGCGCGAGAGTGACTCAGCACGCGGGGACCGGAGATGCTGCTCCCGGTCCGCTCAACCCATGTGTCACTGCCAGGATCCGAGATCCCCATGCACAAGGGGAGGTATTCACACGCTGAGTTGTACATGTTGCAGGCCTGGGTGTTCTGATACCAGTGGTTGTATGCTTCAGCGTTGTCGATATCCACCACGATCTGCTGCAGCACGCCGAGGGTATCCACCATCTGCTCCGTGCTTCTCTGAATGTTACCCTTGCGGAGGAAGTACTTCTCAGGGTTATCCAGCACCTCCCTACAGACACGCAGCTGGTACAGGCGTACATCCTCACGGTCTAGCTCCAAAGCCCGCTCAGAGTCCTCTGGGGGTATCTCAACGCCCTTGTAGGTGCCGGTGGCAATCTCGGCCTGATCTGCCTTGTTCAGGCGCTTGGGTTTGGTAGTGATCTTGCGGATCACGTCATAGATAGTCTGGTCCAATGGATCTTCCATCAGCCACTGGGCCAGATGGTAGCGAGAGATCTGCTCATCATAGGACAGCTTTGAGAAGTAGACTGCAGTCTTCTTACTCAGATCCTGGGTGGTCGTCTTGTGCTCGATCATCACCAGCGATGATCCGTTACCCGTGGCGAGGGTATCGATCTTCCCGCCATAGCTCCAGGCAGTCTGCGGTATTTCAAACAGCACGTCCTTCTCAACTGCTATCGTGTCCCACTGCTGCTCACCCCAGTGCCGGTCGTAACCGGTCATCAGGGCGGCAGCTCGGACCTTATCAAAGTCAGTGAGATCCTCAGAGTCAGCGATCACTGAGAGTGCCTTAAGAAGTCGGGTCATCCTGACCATCCTCCTCTCGATCGATCTTCTCAAGATCTTCCATTAGCTTGTTGAATGCTTCCCGAGTAGCATCATCCTGGGAGCGGTGAGCAACTGGCCGCATCAGGTCGCTCTCGTACTGGTAGACGCCCAGCATGTGACCGTTCATCTCAGCTGCCTTGACGTGAGCCTGATAGCAATCAGGGTAGCGGCGGAAGATTACTCCCAGCGGGGAGATGACCGCGAAGTGGCGATCCGCCTTGAAGTGTTCCACGTACCAATAGTCTCGATCGTTCATGTCAACCTCCATGTTGGTGAAGTAGTAAGGGTCAGATCATAGGGATCTGGCAGATCCTGTCAACCCAGATATAAATAAAAAGCGGCAGGTGTCCGAAGACACCTGCCGCCCCCAACATGAAGACGCCCCCGGGCCAAAGCCCTTTGAACCCGGGAGTGACGACATTTCAAATGTGCGTAGCCCGTTCTCCGTTGCGGTTCCTCCCGGCACATCGCGGGGAGGTGATGCGAGTGAGCGAATCATCCTGGCGGCTGGCCCGAAGGAAGCCAGTCGCCTTATCATCCAAACAACGGAGTGAATTATAGATAGGTCATCTGGAAAGACAAGGGGGTGCTGGCAAGATAACCATCCCCCGCCCTGTGCTGGGAGCAGAAAGATCCGGGGCAGGTTTCCTGCCTGCCCCGGACAAGTGAGTTAAGAATGCTTTGCTTTCTCTTTCTCCTTCAGGAGATATGCCAACATCTCACGGTAGGAGTTACCACCGTTTCTGGCATAGATGCAGAGAGTTCCGCGTCCCATCAAATCGTGGCGTACGGCATAGTAGCCGGTAAGATGATCTGTAATGTCGTGCCGGTCGAGCGCGGCCAAGAATTGTTTCTTGCTCATATCTCTTCTTGCCATCATCATCTCCTTGTTGGGTGGGTGAACCCGGGGCAGGCCACAAGCCTGCCCCGGGGGAACACCCGATATCAATCAACAACCTGATAAGTGTTTCCATTTGGTAACGTGATAGTTCCTCCGAAGAACTCCCAGAATGTTTCTCTCTTCAATGCCTCGGAGTGCCTCTTTAGAAGCTCAGGCATGTCCTCCTTCTGCTGCTCTTCGCTGCACTCAGTTGCTAGTATTCGCATCGTCATCTCCTTGTTGGGAAGTGTGTAAGTCGTTGACCACCAACGACTTGGATATATTCATTATACCATACGTGTCAAGTCCCCTTTTTTCAGGCAGCTTCCACCTGGACCTGCTTGGCAGCTAAAAGTGACAGAACCGCAGCACGATTCTCGGAGTTGTTGGTCAGCGCCAGTCGCTTCACCTCCTTGAGCAAATGCTTCACGCGGGTATCCATCCGCACCACCCGGAACCCCAGCTCGCGATAGTCAAACGACATCTGGTTGATCACTTTCTGATAATCCTGGTAGTCCACGCATCCGTGACCGCCGGTCAGTGTCTTCCACTTACCAAAGTCACGCTCAGGGAAATCCCACAGTGCTACCAGATCCTCGTGCTCCATCTCCAGCTCACTCACATGACCTGTGCCGCAAGCAACTGACTTGAGGCCATCCTCCAGGCTCTCCTCGTAGCTGATGTCCTCATCCATCCACTCCTCTAGCATCCCATTGTCAAACGCCTCCAGAAGATAGCGTTTCACTGCTATCCGGTTCTTTTTCCTGGTGAACGGCTCCAGATCATGACAGTTAAACTCGGGTGGTCTAACAATACCTCGGGAGTGATTACTCTTCAGGATGGAGGCAATGGTGGCGTGCTTCCAAGTTCGGCCATGTCGGCCTAGGTACCCAAGCTTGTTCAACCAGCTGGCTACCCGATAGTAACCTAACCCCTCATCACGTAGCTGCTGCATGGCGTAAACCCGTACACGCTCGTTCACATTGGGTTTCAGCTTCTTCTTGTTGCTCCCCATTTTCCAGCCGTAGGGGATGCGGCCCCCAAGCCGCAGCCCCTTATCACGCATCTCAGATAGCCGCTCCTTGATCCTCTCTGAGATCTGGCGTCTCTCCCACTGGCTCAGGGCCATCATGATCGTCAAGAATAGCTCTCCAGCTGCTGTGCTGGTATCAATGTGCATGTCCATCGCTACCAGCTTCTTGCCACCATCGCCCTGGAAGTAATCCTCAATCAGTGTCATCCAGTCCTTGATCGACCGGCTCAACCGGTCGATCTTAGTCACGATCACGCCATCAATCTCGTCGTCCGCTCGTAATCGATCCAGCATCTCCAGTAGCTGGGTGCGTTTCTTCATGCCGGCACCGGACCCCTTGTCCGAGTAGACATCGACCAGTTCATGGCCGAGTCCCTCGCAGTAGCGCCTGATGGCAGCAGCCTGGGAGATCGTCGAGTCCTGTTCCTGAGTACTCACCCGGGTGTATGCAATCAATCGCATCACTCGTCCTCCTTGTATGGTGAGTACAATTTATTTTGGAGATCCAGTATCAAAATCCAATGAGAGAGTCCTTCTTTCTCCGCATAGATTCTGAGTTGATGTCCAGTCCTAACATCTTTGAAATTATTGATCCCTTCCGAGATGTGGTCCTTGACAATTTGCCGGAGCGCTCGCTGTTCTTCTTTGGTGAGGTGCATATCGTTCTCCTTGTTAATGGTAGCTCGTCAATTAGTCACTCAACTGTGCCGTACCCACAACGTCGGCCAGCCAGGATGTTGCCGCGATCAGCGCTGGTAGATCGTCAAGATCTACCTGCAGCTGCAGTTTCTCCCCTAATTCCATCGATGCG